CCATATCGAGCTTCAGGCACTTCATGAAATAGTCGCTCACGATGCCCCGCGAGTGCAGACCGAGCATGGCGTCCGAAAACGTCTTGGGGCTGGTCTTTTGCAGGTTACTGGCGACGATGCGGGTCGCCAGAATCTCGTAGTCGGGGTGCTCGGTAATCATACCAATCGCCACCTCGGCCGAGAGGTTGTCAATCTCCGTGGTGGAAATGCCATCGTACATGCTCGTGAAAACCTTCTGGGCCACGCGGTCAGGCTGGATGTTCAGGACCTCGAACTCGGGGGGCGCATTCAGCTTGCTGATGCGCCGGGTCACCTTGTCGAACAGCATCTCAACCTCATCACCCGATCGCTTGATGACCTTCATCTCCCTGTAAAATGCCGATAGTTTTTAACTTGGCTAACATTAAATGAGCACCCGTCTGCTTCCCACGCCCCTGTCGGACGCCTACTTCTCGGACTTTAACCGGGAGCAAATTCACAACGGAATTATCTCCGCCATCCAATCCAAGACGGGCGTCACCATTGAGCGCCAGAACGACCAGGATCTCCAGGCGCTCATGAAGCGCGTGTGGGCCAACATGGCCCGGGACTTTTACAATGACGTGCGAGGACAGGTTTCGGCCATGAATTCCCAGGTGGTCAGGGAGGCGACGGCGACCGTGTCGACGGGCGTCCTTCAGCAGCTCGTGTACCTCCGGGACATCTCTTCGAACCCCGTGCCCCTGCCCGCCCCGATGAGCACCAGCACATACGGAAATAAATTACCCTATAACACTAAGATTGCATTCTAATGAATTGGCAAACTCTTATCATCACTATTTGCTTCGTCTACTGCTTCATCCCTTTGATCCAGATGGGGGCCTATCTCGTCGCGTGCAAACCAGCTGAAGTTTCCACTGAAAACGCGAAATGCGGATGGATGATTAAGGGGGGGTTCGGACTAATTGCATGCATTGCATGCATACTCGGAACATACATGGCTTTTAAAGGTTGAATAATAATATATGAGGGCCCTTGACGACATTCTGATCGGTTTCTTCATTTTCTTTGCGATCGATCGCGCCATCAGGCTGTTTAGTAATGGAATTGTGGACCCCTGGGCCAGCAAGAAGACGACGAACGATCACGTCGTGGAAAACTGGAAGCTCGGGGCTGAGTTCGTTTTGCTCATATTCGCCAGCTTCATTGCGTATAATTACAGAGCGGTCATCCGCCGCTTCAACAAAGCTTAGAGACCAAGGACCCTTTCAACACAATGAATAAATTTAAGGATGAGACGGCAGCTCTTTGCAAGCAGAAGGGATGGGACAAGGCCCCAGTGAGCATCGTATGGATGTTGCTCAACGAGGAAATTGGTGAATTGGCCTCTTCAATTCGTCAGAACCAGAGGATCTACAAGAAGACGGGCCTCAAGAAGGATCGTGGAACCGACGTCATGATGGAAATGGGTGATGTGTTCAGTTATCTTTTCCAGTTGGCGCACATGCTCGACGTGGACATGGATGCGATGTGGGATCTTCACCGCCAAAAGGTGCTGACCAAGACTTATCCAGCAGCAGGCAAAAATAATGTAAGTGTATGTTAATGGCTACGGCCGCAATGGTTGATGATGCTCTGAGCATCAACCGCTTCAACCCCTACACGTGGTCCGGAACCTACGGTCTTTACTCCGATGGGTTCCCGAGCACCATGTCAATTGATGGTTCGTACACGACCCAGATAAGTAATGAGCCGACCCAGTATCCCGAGCCCCCACCGGGTTCAGCTGACCAGAATATGGACCTGTCTGGCCCCATGTATTTAAAGACGGCTCAGACCAGCCCCGCACCTTTCCGTGGATTTCCCGCGCGCAAGAATGAGTTCCCAGACGGCACGGTGACGTGGTATCGCCCAGGCCAGCCTTGGAGCTGGATGGGTGGTCGTCATGCCCGTGACGATACGTGGACCGCAAATAAAGGGTTCCCGGACCTCCTCATTTGGCTCGTCCTGGCGGTACTGGTTGTGTATATGCTTTCGCGCGTCAAAAAGTAGTCACCTTGGGGGCAACCACCTTGACCAATTTCTTGGACAAATTATCCTTTTCAATTTTTGACCGTTCATTCAATTTGGGGCAAAAATGAACCTCGAGCTGAATGCACTTTGAGCAAAAGTCCCCCATACAATCACGGCATTTCAGGAACCGGTTCTTGTGGGCACACGACGGCTTGGGCGTCATGACCATATCGTAAGCCTGCTCGGGCGTCATCATCCTCTTCTAGTTCACAAACAATTTCATTCTTAAATTGGGGAGGGTGGTCGTCGACCAACTCACAGAGCCCATGTACGCGCCCGGCCACGATGCGATCCCAGGCCGCCTTCATGGTCGGTAGGTTCTTCTCGAACCATGAACGGTCACGCTGGACACGGACTACGACGAACTCCTCAGCCTTTCCTTCGCTTGCGGGCCGGTACTGAATAAAGTCGCACTCGTCGAGGTCCGTAATTTCCAATTGTAATTGAACTTGGGGCAAGTAGTGCTTGGGGACCTTGGCCTCAATCTTTCGGGTCAGAGGGCATTTAATTTCGATCAGGAGCCCATCCTCGGTGATGCCATCGGGCGACGCCCCCAGCCATGTATATTCCCGGTGGCGGACAAGGCCAATCTCGTGGGACTTGCGGTTATAGCGTTGATCATAAAGGTCACGGACCATGGGCTCAAGCAGCGTCCCGTGGGCCGTGGCGGCGTTGCCCTTGAACTGAGTCCGTAGAACCTTCTTTTTGATAAATGCATCTGGTGATTCGTAATGATTTTCCCCAATTGCACTCGCAATGTCGCTGGCGGTAATCATGCCTTCACGCAGGTCTAACCATTCCTGTGATCTTTGTTCAGCATATTCGGCCGCGAGTAGCTCATTCACCCTGCTCAGAAGGTGGGCTTGCCGGTCGGCGCTTGGGGGGTCCATTCTTATTCTTAAACCGAGGATCCGTCTTAAGTACAATTTCGGCGGCGTTTTGTTCCGCCTGCTTTTTGGTGCTCGCAAAACCCGAACCACACTCCATCCCGTCCACTACGACCGCGATGAAGAACTGGCCATTGAACTGGCCCTTGAGTTGATAGTCGGGCAACGGGTACTTGAGGGACTGGCACCACCTCATGAGCTGGTCCTTGTAGTTGTCGTCCACAAGGGACGTCTCCACCTTGGTGAATGAATTTAGAACAAAATTCTTGGCATGGATCATCCCCAGGTCAAGGTACACTGCACCCACGAGGGCCTCGAAGACATCCTCCATGATGTGCTCATTAGTGTTCCATCCGTTGCGCTCGCCCTTTTCATCCATCAAAATCAATTTGTCCAGTCCCATATTTTTGGAAATTTCGCAAAGCGTCTTGCCCCTGACCATCTTGGTCCGGGCCTTGGTCAGGAACCCCTCCTGGTGTTTCTCGTACTGATCAAACAGGTGCTTCGTAATGACGAAACCGAGGACGGAGTCGCCCATGAACTCTAGAGTTTCGTACGAACCAGTCAGTCCAGAATAGCGCTTCAAGGCTGACTTGTGCGTAAAGGCCCTGCGATACAGTGCCATGTCTTTGACTTTTGTCCCCACGAGAGCATTCAGTTGATCGCGTGAAAGCTCTGGCGGAGAGACTTTGACGTCCTCCATTTTGTGTTTTGTTGTACTATTGTACTAGCTTTTAAGCCGAGGCGGTCTTCGCAATCTTGGGGCGCGACTTCTTCTCAGCAGGGGGGGCGGCCTCAGTGGAAGTCACAGCGGCCTTTGGCTTGGCGACCTTCTTGGGCGCCTCGGGCTTGGCCTCCTTGATGTAGTGTGGGTTGATGTACTTCTGGATGTTCAGGAAGGTCACCTGCACGTCAGCCGGTGGCTGCAGCAGCTCCTTCAGTGTGGCGTCCAGGCTGATGTTCTGGCCCGTCTTCAGGCCCTTCTCGGTCACGTAGCCGTTGATGCGTGCCGTCACCTGAGAACGCGAGATCTTCTCATCGGCCGCCAGGCCCAGGAAGGCCCGCAGCTTGTCGGACACGCCCAGGGGCTTGTTGAAACCGTTGTTCTGAGCACGGGCGGCGCGCTTCTCGCCGTCGGGGTCCTCAAAGTGCTGGCGAATCTTGCGCACATCCTTGCGCAGCGCCTTCAGCTCCTTAGCGAGGGTCTCCAGGGTAACAGTCTCGGTGGCCATTTCTACTCTACATACAGTGGCCATCTTTAAGCCAGAGAAACGATGGACAAAAATACGATAACCAACGCAAAAAGCGGAATTTTCATTCTTTCCCATACCGTTTGGGAAGGGGGTGTGGCCACCTGAAATTCGCTCGCCCCCTTGGTAGGCGTTGGCTGGTCGATCGTTGCGAGGCTCTTCCCAAATCCAGGCGGCAGCGCCGTTCCTGACGACGGGCGCAACTCGTTCTGGACTTGGAGAATGTTCGGCACCCCAGGGGTCGACGTGCAGGCCGGAACACAGCACCCATTGTCACATGGCGTCACCAACCCGTTCTGACGGTTTATGTAAGCGCACACCTGTGAGTCAGGGGCGATGGGGTTGGACAGGCACGTGCAGCCCTTCAGGAGGAGCGAGGCGGGGCACGTCGTCATCTAGTGTTAAAGAAGAAATTAGTTCTCAGTATATAATGGAGTACGGCACGCCCCAGAAGCTTCCAGACGGTCGGTACTTTCTGAAGATTTCGGGTGCCCGTCACCAGGTGAATGGTCTCGTCCTCCAGGACTCGTTCGCCACCAAGTCCGTCAACTTCAAGACGGACTCTGATATTTTTGCGAAAATTGATGAGCAGGTCCTGACACAGGCCAAGCAGTCCAAGCAGGAGTGGTTCGGCAAGGAGCTCAGCGACGAGACCATTCAGAGCGCTTACCAGGAGAGCGTGACGGACGGTGTCCTCGGCGCGTCCCTCGTGACTGTGAAGGGTCAGGTGGGGACGATGGCCTTTGACACGCGCAAGAACCCAGTGGAACTCAAGGACATCCAGGCCGAGACGACGTGTGATTGTGTAATTGAGCTGTCGGGTCTGTGGTTCCTGAAAAAGTCGTTCGGCCCCATCTGGCGCGTTGTCCAGGTGCGAGTCCGGGCGGCCCCCAAGGCGCCAGAGATCCCCAAGGAGTATCTTTTCTCAGACGAGCCCGAGGAGCCAGAGGCCGAGGACCCGGCCGACTACCTTGACTAGGACCCCAGCCCAAAAAAATTATCGGTAACTTATAATAATATGGATCGCAAGGGACTGGCAATTCTTCTCCTGGCGGCCGTCATCCTCATGCTTCTGTTCGCCCCCAAGTCCAGCGGCTTTGGTGGCGCCAACTCGGGCATCATGGGCCTCAACCTGGGCAACACCATGCCCAGCATGTACGGCGGTGGTTACGGTCACGCCAGCTCAGCGATGAACAAGCTGGGCGCTCATGGCTCCCCCTACGAGGGTGGCTCGGCTGGCGCACCCGCCTCGGCCGCGAACCTGATTCCTCGTGAGGTTGTCCAGACGGAGGACTTTGGTCAGTTCAGCCCAGACAAGATTCTGTCGGGCCAGAACTACCTGGATCCCCGCA